CCCTCAAGTGTAAACTTCAGCCACTCAATTGTCTCACTCTTATTGGCACGGAGGGGCGCGAGATCTGCCTTCTTTGGAGTCGTGAGGCAAATCGGCAGAAGCAACTGCAATCGGCCAGGTCCGCCTTTGTCCCTGAAGAACTGCGGGATCGCCACTTTGTAATTCCGATAGGCTCGCTTCTTGGTTTCCGCTTCAGCCGCGATAAGCAGTTGCCTTGCTGTGTACTCGTTCTTTTGCAACTCCGATGGAAAGCGATCAAGGCGCGCAAGCACGTGGTCAATGTTGATATGCAGATCAATGCGGCGATCAAAGATCAATTCTGCAGGGTCCTCGAAGAATTCCGCAAGTGGAGGCATTCGATCTCCGAAGGCTGAAATGAACTCCCTGTCGCTCCTTTTGACCCAACGCAGGAGCTTCCATGGCCTCTGCGCACGGTCTTCCATTTTTCGCGCAAAGCCGTATATTTCCTCTTGATTTTCGGTGACCAAGCCAGTGTTGAAGGCCAGCATCTTCTCATCCTTGCTCCGGACTACCCCTTTTTCCATCTCAAGAAGACGTCGGAAAGTATGTGATAAGTAGCTTTCGAGGATCGGAAACTCGGAGTGACCCTTTGTCAGCCGGTAATCCCACGGTTCACTCTCGGCCAAATCCTTCTCAGCAAGGCTTTCCTTCCAGTTTGCATTAGAAAACTCGAAGTGATCGTGGAAGGGATCACTATTCTCTGACCCTGCTTCAAAGCCAACTCGCTTCGTATTGATAGCTGTTAGACCGCGGTCGCTCTGTTCGACTGAGTACTCGACGATATCTCCAGCCCGCAAAGCCGCGCCGAATGATGCAAAATTTCCTGAACTGCCAATGTGAACCTGGCCGCCCTCGCCATCGATGAATCCAAACTTCGTCGCATCATTGTAGAATCTCACCACGCCACGAAGAAGTTTTGCCTCTGCAGCAGCGGCTCCAGTATTCGGATCTCTCATCACGATTATTCTTGATGCCTGCAGACGACCGTTGGGTAGTTCCCGCACTTCAAATTCGACACGGCAGCGTTTTGTCAGGAGGTTTGAGTTTGGCAGAGTATCCTTGACGTAGATGTTCTTGCTTTGATCTCCCTCGGTGCCGTCAGGTTCAATGAAACCAAAACGATAGCCTTGTGGGTGCGTCTTCCATTCGAGAAAAGTGCCGTTTGCCATTTGTTTTCCGCAGATTATCGGTGAGTATTGCGAGACTTGAGAACCAATCTGACCATAGGCGAGTACCCATGACAGAGGCAAGCGGCCCGAAAGAAAGATCCGGGCCGCATCACAGCTTAGGCGTTTAACGCCAAGTCCTCGGTGTCTTAGAGTCGCGTCGTGCCTGTGCGGCAGTGCGCGGCTTCCACTTGTCAGGGTTGGTGGCAGCTGAACCTTTACCGTAGCCCCGACCGGGCCTACCCTTAGTTCCAGATTTTGCAAGGCCCCGGAAAAGCCATCCGATCAGTCTCATGTTGGTCTCCATGTTGCGGAATATCATCTGGAAACCTAGAGCTGCTCTCGTAGCAAAGGTGTTCTCCAACGTCAATCCTGTCCATGAACTGGCCTTGGCCGACTAGACTGGTCCCATTAAGCCGACACCGTCCCCACGCCATCCAGCCGCACCGCGACGCTGGTGACGCCATTACCGGCAGCTTCGGTGGCGATGCCTACCGGGAAACGCCCCGTGCCAGGCAAGTTGATGTTCTTCGCGGTATTGTCCCACGCCACGCGTGCGCCGACCGTCAGCACGGCGGCGGTGGCTTTCGGCAGCTGATAGACGCCGGTGGTGGCCAGTTCGAGCGGTTCGCCCACAGCCGCCGCATAGGCAGCGATGCCGAAGATGTTGCCGACGATCACCCCCTCGCCAGACGCGATGCCGCCTGCGGGAGCGGGCACGGTGATGACGTCGCCGTTCTGGATGTAGGTCTTCATGGTCAGAGCCCTTTCGAGGATTGGATGCGGACCACGGCAATGCGCGCCGTGGTGCCGGTGATCTGGCGGTTGAGGTCGCCCAGCGCGGCCGCCATTTCAGCGTCGGTCGCATAGGTCACCCGCTTGCCGTCGTATTCTACGGTGCGGATGCCCTGATAGCGGGCGGCCATCAGGGCGTCGCGCCAGGCGGTGAGTTGGGCGAGGTCGGCCATTACGCGCCTGCGTTCTGGAACCAGCCACGGTGGTCGATGAAGCCTGCGCCGAAGTCCAGGATCACCCGGATTTCCACGCCGTCCACATCCCAGCCCGAGCGGCTTTCGACCTGCGGGCCTTCGTTCCCCGAGAGATAGGCAAACTCGAGACCGTCGATCTCGCCCGGATCGGCGGTGACGTACCAGCGGGTGGCGCTGGAGAGGCGCGGTTCCACCACCAGCGACATCGCACCCGAGAAGGGGTTCACGTCGGCGGCGGTGGCGGGCGCGATTGTGGCGAGCCACTTCTCGGCCAGGGTTTCAAGCGCAGGCGGCACCAGCAAGTTCTTGGGCGTCACCCGAATGATGCGGCCATCGATGCCCTTCTGTGTGCGCAGCGCCAGCCGGGCAGCGGACAGGGTGGCGTCGGAGATCACCGCGCCAGTGCCTGCCTAGTTGCCGTGATCGACATGGAACAGCGCCTTCGTGTCCGACAGGGTCGGTCCATTGCCGCTGTTCGCCTCCAGCAAAGTGACGAGGATCCGGGCCTCGGTCTCGGCGGCCCCCTGGCCCATGCGGCGTGCGAGGTCCGAGAAAGCGCCGATGTCATCGTTCACCAGCACCTGCCGGGTGATGCCGATCTTCTTGGCCCAAGTCTCGATCTTGTAGGCTTCGCGCGCCTCCGCCATGGTACCAGCCTTGATCTCCCCGTGCTCGTTCAGCTTTTCCAGCAGCGGTGCCTCGCCCAGCATGATCTTGTTAACCGACCGGAAATCCCGCGCTGAGGTTTGGCGGCCAAGGCGGCGGATGCCGGAGGGCGCGGCCTGGTAGGCATCGCGTAGAACGCGACCCACCGTGTTGCCGAGGATAATGGGGAAGTCCGAGGTAGTGTGCAGCGCCCGGGTGACAAGCGTCGCAGGCGATAGCGCCATGGTGGACTCGCCACGCAGGGTCAGCAGTTCCTTGGCCATATCCACCGGCGTGGCATAGGCATAGCGCCGGGCGGGGTCGGACAGTTGGTGCCGGGGATTGATGCGTGCATAGAGCGCCTCGCCCATCTGGCGTGCGCGCAGGGCAGGGTCGTCCTGGCTCTCGCCGATCTCGACCCGCACCTGTTCGGAGCGGATCGGAGGTGCGCTGCGGCTGGCCAGCGCCTCAAAAGCTGCTCGGCGGGCGGTGTCGGCATCGGTGGTGGCATCGATCTGGCCGTCGATCCAAGACTGATCGAGCCCCGCGATGCGGGCAATAGATCGAATCTCGGTGTTTATCGTGGCCCGGGTGCGGGCAGTGTTGTTTTCTGCAACAGTGCTCGGTGTATCTGTCATTATTGTCTCCATGCGAATATGGGCGCCGGGATCGGCGGGTGTGGGCACAAGGGAAATCTCGCGAGGGGTCCAGCGCACGGCGGTCAGCACCCGTGCGCCGTTCTCACTCGTCTCAGCCCATTCCTCGACTGAATAGCCAACCGAGACGTGCCGTAGGATCCCCGACAGGATGTCCTGCCAGAGCGGTTCGACCTCGGGCCGGGCCGAAAATCGGATTAGCGCCGTGCCGCGCTGGCCATCGACGGTGGCGGATTGCACGCTGCCCAGCACATCGCGCACAGCGGATTGCCGGTGGGCATCCAGCACGCTCGCCCCTTGCAGGCGCGTCAGGTCCACCGCCTCTGGCGAAAGGCTGAGGCGTTCAATGTATTGGCCAGCTATGTCGCGGCGGCGCACAGGTGCCCCGGTGGACCAGATCACCTCGACGGTGCGAGCGTCGCGGTCGGCGCTGACAGGGGCGAGATCGGCGCGACGGGTCTGCAGGGCGATGGTGTCATTCATAGGTGGGGTCCTCCTTGGCGGCGGGCGGCGTACCGAAGCTCAGGCCCAGCGCATCGGTGCGTGCCTTGTCGGCGGCAATCTCGGCATCGACCTGTTCGGCGTCGTAGCCTCGCTCGGAAATCGCCTGACGGCGGCTTTTGAGACCGGCGTTGATGGCGAGGATCTCGGCCTCGACGTCCTTCTTCGGATCAACGTAATCGAACTTGGGTGGCAACCATTCGCAGCCCAGATAGGTAGCAGGATCGCGGTCGAAATCGCGGGCGGGCAGGTCGCCCGAAAGAACTGCCAGGCGCACGAACCGCTCCCAGACCGGGCGGCAGAACAAATGGACGACAACGTTGTGCTGCAACTGTTCGACGCGGCGGCGAAACTCGATCAGCCCGGCGCGGATCGAGGAATAGGTCACGCCCTCAAGATCGCCTGAGACCAGTTCATATGGCAGGCCCATCCCCGCAGCCACGGCGCGGAGGTGGTTCTTGACGAAGGGGCCGTAGGCGTCGCTTTCGGTCGGGTTGGAAAAGCGAATGTCGGTGCCGGGAGGCAGGGGAATCAGGCTGCCGGGTTCCATGCCCACGGTCAGCGCGCCGCTGGCGTTGGTGCCGGTCAGGCCGCCCGCCGTGCCGTCAGGGTCGGTGATGAAGCCGGTGAACAGCGCCGCTACCTTGGCCTTCACCAGCGCCGCATCCTCGAACTGGTCCAACTCGTGCAGGCGCAACAGCACCGGGGCGAGCCAGGTGATCCCGCGCAACTGGCCAGCGGACAGCGGCTTGAATAGATGCAGGCAATCGGTGGCGGGGATGCGCAGTGGGTCCAGCTGTAGCGAGGTCAGCGGATCGCCGGGCCGGTCGCGCATCACCCAATAGGCGGTGCGCTGCCCAGCGCCATTGAACTCGATGCCAGCCCGGATGCGCGCGCCACCACCAATATCGCGATGCAGGTCCAGAGGCACCTGGTCTCGGTCCAAGAGGTCGATGTGCAGGGGAACAGCCGGAGCATCAGGCACGACGCGCAGACGGGCGAAACTTTCGCCGCCTTCGATCATCGTGCGCACGGCCATGGCCTGCAGCCCGTAGAAATCGGCAAGCCCACCGGGATCGGCATGATCGGTCCAGCGCAGCCACAGCACCTGCAGGCGTTCGCGCACCGCGCGGTCGGTATGAGTGGACTGCGGCTTGATCCCCGCGCCGACGACATTGCCCACCAGGCTGTCCACCGCCGCCGCGACCCAAGGGTTGTTCCGCGCATACCACCCAGCCCGACGCGCCGCCGTGGTCGCGCCCGCGAGGATCGCCGTGTTCAGGCCATCGACGGTGCGCGCGCCCTCCCAACGCCGACCACCACCCGCAGCATCGAAGCCGCGCGTGCGCGTGAGGCCGAAAAGGCGATGAATGAGCGTCCGCATGGCGCGGATTGTCTCATTTCCAGCGCCTCCGGGGTATCAG